TCTGCTGTTGCTATTTCTTCTGGACCTCCACCTAAAACTAATATAGGATCTCCTACATTATAAGAAAATCCTGGATCAATAAGTTGAATACTATTTACAATAGAAAAAGTATCCGCATTAAAAGTTATTAAAGAACCATCACTAGCTATAACATCAAATTTTATTATTTCTCCATTTATGTAATTACCTGAGAGTGATTTTGGATCAATAAATATTTCAAAAGGTAAAGGAAAATTTTCGTTTTCTGAAATAATATTTTCAACAACGTTTTCAACAATAGCTGTAGCACCAGAAATTAAACCAGTTATTTTTCTATTTTTTAAAAGATTATAATCAAACTTATTATAAACAATTTTTATATTATCATTAGATGTAGGAATTGTTGTAAAATATAATTTTTTTGATTCTCTACGAATTTCATAATCTACATTTTCTTGTTTTAAAACATTGTTAACATAAACTGATACTTCACCTACATTAACAAATTGAGCCAATAAAATTTCTTTATTAACACTATTGCCAGTATGAATACTTCTAACATCTTTTTCTATTTTAAGACTTTTTTCAATTACCCATTTTCCATCAGATGCTCTTAATATTCTACTTTTTGGAAGAATAATATCAACATCTTCATTAAACAAAAGTCTAAACAAAAGTTTAAAGGATTCATCTATACCTTTTGACAAATAAAGAGGTAAAATATTTTTAATTAAAAAATCTTTATCTACTTGAACGTCTTTAGGTATTAATGAAACAAAACTGTTTACAAAACTATCTTCAAATTGATCTACAGATTTATCTACATCAATTATATTTCGTATATCTTTTATTGATGTTGTTAAATTGTTACTGATTGGATTGGTGAGTGTAGCTGTTCCTGTACCTGATCCAATACCAGTAGCAATAAAAGAAGTTCCTACGATTGCATCAGCTGGAGCTCCAATTGATTGCCAATTTGTTGTTCCTAAGGTGTTGATTGTATAACGAGTTCCAATAACAAAAGAACCAGCTGAAACAGGAAGTGTTGACTGATCTTGTTCTAAAAACTGATAATAAGCTTTTAGAAATTGAATGAATAGTGGATATTCTTCCCTAATAAATTCAGGAACTTGTTCACTAACAAAAAGTGAGGTATTGGAAAATGACATTAATTACTAATTGCAGTTAAGGTTGTTACTACGGAAGATGGATCTGTGCTATCAATCGTTAAAATGGTGTTTCTTACTGGCTCAATAATGCCTTTCTCTGATTCAACTGTTACTCGCATTTCTCCATCAGGAGAAGAAATAGAAACAATATTAATATCATTTAAATTAATTTTGCCTGTTTCATAATTTATTTCACCAACATTTTCGTCAACAACTTGCCTTTGAGCTGTAGAATCATAATAAATTGTTCTAAGAGTTCCTATTTTTGAATCGATTTGTGCTGTTGCTGTAGCTAAAATGCCGCCGCCGCCAGTTAATGTGACTATAGCTCTAGTATAATCAATTCCTCTATTTGTAATTACGATTTCTTTAACTGTACCATTTACAAGTTTTGCTTCAGCTTCAGCTCCAGTTCCATCACCAGTAATGGTAACAGTTGGAGCAGTTGTATAATTTAAACCAGGATTATTAACTGATATTGAAGATATTCCAGTAAAAGAAGATGGTACTTCTTCAATAACAACAGTTCTTAAAACGGAGGAAGAATCTCTAGTTTGAAATTCAGTTGATGTAAGTCTATTAGATGTAGTTCCTCGTTTTAAAGGAATATTAAAATTTATTTCATAAGAAAAATTTTGATTTAATCTTGGTGTAAATCTTTTTTGAACTTTTATTGTTAATTGATTACCTATAATTGAATTTAAATCTACAGCATCAATTGTTGCTTCTAATTTTGAATCAACTAATCTAGAATTAAATTTATTTAAATAAGTATTTCTATATTCTAATATAGAATTTTTAATATTATCTTTTATTCTTTGTTCTGTTACCGTTGTTTTTTTAGGATCATATCTTGCATCAACATCAATTAAAATATACAAATAAGTTGGATCTATTATTTCTGTACTAATTGAAATTACGGATTTTGGATCAATAATTTCAGAAATAATTCTTTGTTTTTCTGCTTCAGAAATATAATAATTTTCTTTTGGTTTTAAAGATACAAATATTTTTCCATAAACAGGAGGCTCATTATCTTCTCCTCCCCAAACAGAAATAGATTCAATGTTTGGATAACTATTTAAAATATAAGTTGCATAATCTTTATTTGTTACTAAACGATTTTGTGTTGAAAATCTTGCAGAAGCTGAAAATTTTATACTGTCAACAGATTCTCGAATTGAACCGCCAGATGCAGAGCTTTTAGGGTTTATTAAAAAATTTGTTAATGAGGTACCTAAAGAGTCTACAACCGAAGAAGTAGCTATAAAAGTGTTAGCTTTATTTGCTTCAGTAGCACTTGTTACTAGATAAGTTACACTAACAATTGATCCATCCGGTAAAGATTTTCCAATAACATTATTACCAAAATAAATTTGATATAAACCTCCTCGGCCTTCTTGGAGGAAAAAAACTTCAGAATCAGAAGTTATATCTAAAACATCAGTTACTTTTTGATAAATTTTTGCTGCACTATTAGCTGAATTAGGTGTTACGCTAACTTTCAATGTTGTGGTGTCAATATTTGGATCAGGTAATTGAAATATTGATTTTGGGTTTGAAGATCTTTCAAAAGAAAATGAGTATGTAATAAATTGTCCTTCATAAATTTGCAAATCTTCAAAATTGTATTTTGTATTTGATTTTGTAACTGTTGTATCTTGCAACACAACAAAATTATATGCTTTACTATCAATTTGACTTGAAAGAAAAGAAAAACCTTGTGGCAATGTGCATGTTCCTGCTGTTGTATTATTTGACTCAACAACAAAATCAATAATTGCTACTGGAGCTTTGGAAGAATAAGGAACATATCCTAAAGACTTTGCATGAGAAACAACAGAATCTCTAAGTAAAGCGGTATCTAAAAAAGATTCATTTGCTACCATATTTAAATAGTAAGCATTATAGTGTGTGTTATATGCAAGAATGTCTAATAAAATAGAAAGACCAGCACCATCAAAATCATAGTCTTGAAATTCTGTTTGTTGCTTTAAAAAAGTTTTTAAGTTTGCTTTGATAGTATCAAAGTCAAGTTCTGTTACTCTTAAACGATCTACCATTTTATCTAATTCGCTCTAGAAAAAAATTAATTGTTATTGGATTTGGATTATTAATAATGTAAAATTCTAAAGTTATCTTATATGTATTATCGTCCGGAGAAGGAACAGCAACCACTTTAGAAACTTGTGCTCTTGGCTCAAAATTGCCAATTACTTCGCTTATTTCTCTTTCAATTCTTGCAGCAATTATCGAATCAACATTTTCAAATAATAAACGTCTAACATTACTGCCTATTTCTGGTTGAAAAGGTCTTTCGTAATGATTTGTTAAAATTAAATTTTTAATTGAATTAATAATAGCATATTCATTTACATGCGTATTTACATCTTTTTTGATTGGATGTTTTGTAAATTTTAAATCCAAATCTTTAAAAGTTCGTTGTGATTTTATGTCTACTGTGGCCATCGTTTATTTATTCAACCTCCAGCAAAGACATTACCTGATCCTGCGGCCACAGAAGTGCAACCAGAGATAGCATCTCCTACTCTACCTGCACCCTTAGAATTAACAAAAACTGTTGACGATCCAACAGCAATTGGAGCTGCATGAGCAGGACATGGAGCTCCAGGCAATAAATGAACCGTGTTTACATCACCTTGTCTAGACCATGCTATACTGTTAACAAATACATCTCCTGAACCTTGAGCTCTAGTTGGTCCAGAACAATGTGTAACGTCTGCATCACCTATTCTTGTTGCTGCTGGCACGTTCTTTCTCCATAAGTTTTTGAAGTTTATTATTCCAACTTTCAATTTCTTCATGTTGTTCTTCTGTGTGTGGTGCGTCAGGCACCTCAGGTAAAAATTTAATCACATTCTCAAATTCTTCAGGTATATCTTCATACCTGATAAATGTTTCTAATTTTCCATTCACTAAAATTACAAATTCGTGTGGCATTATGGATTCAAATCTATTCTTGGCGCAGTTAAAGTCATATTACCACCAGAAGTTATTTTGCAAGTTCCTCCAATATCAGCTTGAAAATTGCCACCAACTTCCATTGTTACATTTCCATCTACAAAAACACTCACATCACCTTTAACATAAACTTTTTCGTTACCAATAATTACCGTAAATTTATCCTTTTCTATTCTTTCTGATCTATCTCCATTTGCAGCCCATTCCACATAAGAACCTGAACGATGATAAAGATGAATTCTTTCTGCATCTTTTGTATCATCAAATTCTAGTGCATGTCCAGATTCAGACTCGTAAACATTATTATAAGGATATTTTGCATTATAATAAGAAGAAGGTTCTACTTTAGAAGCTTTTTTAGAAGCTTTACTTTGATTAATTGGAGATGGATAATCAGAATCATTTCTTGCTAATCGTGAAGTAGATGGTTCATCTAATCTTCT